AGCACGCTGAATTTCATCTGGGGATTCTCTAATGAAGAAGGTCAGAACATTGTCCAACATTTCCTCAACATCCTTGTAGAACTGATAGTTGTCCTTCCACTTGTCATAGTATTCAAGATTCAGGCTGGAAAGGCAGCAAACAGCTGTTCTTTCGCTGTTGGTTGGCAACTGGATCTCAGAGCATAGATTACTGCCGTGGATCTTCAGTCCAAGCTTCTTCTGGAACTCAGGCATACCTTCGTTGGCAGTATCAATGAACTGCAAATACGGTTCGCCAGTTTGCATTCTCAAGTCAATGATCTTCATCCAAAGTTCCTTAGCAGAAACCTTGTCAACAATCACGCTTGGGTTGTTTGGATTGATTAGTTCCCAAGTGTCATCAGCCTCAGGATCAATCATGCAACGCTCAATGATGGACATGAACTTGTCTGACATATTGATGCCATGGTGTAAGTTCAAGCAACGCTGGTTCTGGTCACCAGTTGGCTTTCTCATTTCAATGAACTGGATTATATCAGGATGGCTGATGTCCAAATAGGTCGCATAGCTTCCACGACGTGTGCTTCCCTGCTTGTAAGCCAAGCAGCTGGCATCGTAGGTCTTCATGTGGGGCATTACACCAACTGACTTGTCATCAGCACCACGGATACGCACGTGCACACCGATACCACCACCAAACATAGACAGCCAGTTGACTTCTGAGAGGGTATCAATCAAGCCGCTGGATGAATCCTCCATGAATGAAAGAAAGCAGCTTATCCCCAATCCTCTTTTGTTCCTGCCATGGGAAAGAATAGGAGTTGAGTAACTGAGCCAATGCTGGCTTGAGTAGTCATACAAACGCTGGGCATGTTCCTTGTTTGAACTGAAGAACTTGCTAACGAATGCGAAACGCTCCTGTGGGCTGGTTTCGTCTGATTTCATGTAGCCATCTTTCAAACGCTTCAATCCAAGTTCATCAAACAGATTATCCCTTGAATAATCAACGACAATACCATGGACCTTTGTTGCTTTATCTGTCATGAGTAATCCTAATTGAATCAAATCGCGAGAACGTATCTTAGCGCAAAGAAGTTTAACCCTTTGGTGGTAAACTCTCTGGAGAGTTTTCTCTCGTCTTGATTCTTGGATCTTGGAAACCATGAGCAAGCACACCGCCACCAGTTGGATCACCTTCCTCAAACTCACCAGTCTGTGGTAGACCCATCTTATTGGCATCAGACATTTCTGAAAGTGTATTTTCTACACCCTCAGTGTATGGGAAGCTATACAACTTGGAATCATCTTTGACAGTGACCCAAGCTTCAATGATCTTCTTTCCATCATCCATCTTGATGACGTATCCAACCAGTTCAAATTCACCCTTTGGGAAACCAACAATTGGTGAACCCATGAGATTTGGAATGCTGATATACAAGAAGAAGCCCAACCAAATCAACAGCGGGATGGTTACAAACTTCAACAAGTTCTTCTTTGGTAGACTGATCACCAAATAAGCACAGAAGGCCAAAATGGCCAAGAATGATATGGTTACATAAAGGAGCAATTGGTTCATTATCTCATCCCTGGAGTGTCTTCAGTGACTCTAATAAATGGAATTTGTTTGAGGTTGTTTGTTTCAACGATTTCATCGTTCTCCACCTTGAAGGTGAATGCAGTCTTTTCAACTCGTTCATCTTCCAAGATAAATTCTCTCTGGATGACTTCCCTGTATTCTGGATTGAATTGTAGCAACTGAACCTTGACCTTCACTGGACCATGTGATATGTACTGGGTGCCAGGATCCTGGGTTCTTTGATAGAATTCAACGTTGACAATGTAGGTTCCATCCATCAACTTTCTGATCTTGATGACTTCCCTGTTTGTATTGATGAATCCAATCTTACCATTCTTCTTGAACTGGTCATTGATTCTACCCAAGTCGTCTCTTTCAAGATTGGCAGTGAATCCACTTGGATTGCTGTAACCAATTCTATTACCCATTGTTTCTGGAGTTTTCACCCAAAGATCAATATCATCAGCTGAGTTGTCATCCCAAGTCATGATGATCAAAGCTTGACCATCAGTTGGTGCACTCACCGGTGGCTGTTCTTTAACAACCTTGTTGACTTGGAGAATGGTGAAGATGAACAACATGGCAAACACTGCCAAGGCATTCATCAATAGGTCGATGAAAGAGAGGTGGTTGTTGTAGTTTCTCATACCTTGGTTCTACCCAGGTCTAAGTTGACCAACTGTAGCTTCAACAACAGCGAGGTGGACATACCAACAAGTGTCGTAACGAATGCCTGAGTCAAGCTCTTTGACATGGATAGGGTTGCCTTCTTTACTGCTTCAGCATCAGCGAAGTTGAAGGAGTTGATATCATTTCCGAAAGTCATGATGATACCAAGGACTGTTCCCACGATACCAAGACCCATCAACAGTTCACTAATGAACCACAAGGCTTCAACTTGTTTTGAATGCTGTTCACCTAGATTGTCATTGTGGCGCATTGCCATTGTCAATCTACCAACAAAAGCTGTGGCAATTAGGAACACACCAAGTGTGACCAAACTGATCTTTGACTTATCCGCATCATCCAAGAAATGGATTCCGCCGGTCATGTATGTGATGACCAATCCAACGAGGATCAGATTGAACATCAACCACCATCTAAGTTTTGCAAATGTTGCTGCTGTTAACATGCCTTTCTCCTCTTGCCATCAAATAGACCATACGTTCTTGGAAATTTCTCTGCAATGAGGTCAGCGACCACGTTTGCATATTGTCTAATTTCCCACTGAGCCTTTGGATCGCAACGCAGAGTCATAAAGGCCAACCAATTCCTCAAGTTGCATGAAGCACGCATCTTGGAGTAATGGCCCATTGGCATTCCTAATCTTGCCAATTCCTTTGGAATTCCACCAGCCAATCCCCACTGGTAAAACTCTTCATCAATTCTGTACTTCTCTTCCAACCTCTTCACCCACTCATGGGCAAACTTTGGTTCAAGGATTGTACCTCTCATAGCTTGTGCTTGTTTGTTCGCACCCGCTTCATTCAATAAAACTCTGTCCACTAGAGGTACATAGTTAAGATCGGCAAGTGGAGAATATCTTGCTGATGCCTCATTATAGCTCTGGGTTCTATGGCGATGCCACTCACGGAATACCATAATTGGAGCCTGAACTTCAATGACCATTCCAGAGAATTCAAATGGAGTTGCGTGGTTGTTATTGTACAAGAATGACAGCAACTTCAAGTCACCTGGATTCTTTACGCTCGCACACTCTGGTGTGTGTTCCAAATCATCTACTGATCCGGTCAGTGTAACCATTTGGCAATCACATGGGTCTGGATACCAGCCTCTGAATGCACCTTGTGTTGATTGGCGAGCAGCCTCAACAATTCCAACCTCATAATCTGTGACTGGATTCATGTGTCCTGAATCAATCATCTTTCCATCGCGACCAGTTCCCCAAGCCTCAATGAAATCCACATATCCATGATCTAGTACCTGTATCACGTCTTCCTCCAAGAATTGAACTGTAAGAGTGCTTCCAAACCTTTGTATGTGTTTCTATCAATGATATGCTTGACATGTTCTTTTGTCATACCATCTAGAACCATTTGGTTGATGTCTTTGCTCCTGATTGTAGCAGGCCAAATAACAACCTTGAATCCATACTCAATTGACTTCTTCAATTGGCTGGTGATTTCCTTGTTCCTTGGTTCATTGTCTCCAACTAGAACCAAGTCCTTAACAAACAGCTTGTTCATTAAGTGCTCACCCAAATTATATAGGGAAGAGTCGCCAGCCGCAACTCCGTTTTCCAGGAACATTGAGTCAAACTGACCTTCAGTTACATAGACCAACTTGTTGTTGTCCATGTACTCAACGCCAAATGTCTTTCTATCAACTGTTGATACATGAATAGTCATATATCTAAGGTTGCTCACACCAAGTGATCTACCGCAAACGTGGGTGACATAACCCTTCTCATTCTTGTAGAACAGAACGATTCTTGCTTCATCATCAATCAGTTCTTTGCCGTGGGTTGGAAAGTTCAAGTCCATGAACTTCTTGAAGTCCTGAGCAAAGTAGATGTCACGGTATCTGTTTGGTGGAATCTTTCTACCAATGATGTATGCTTTGGCTGGGTGATCATCAGCCATATCACTGATACACTCTAGTTCCTGATATTCTGAACGGAATACTTGCTCAAATTCAGGCTTGGTGGCCTGTGGCTTGGAGATTTCTCTCTTGCCCTTGTTCTTGAACTTCTCCATCACCCAATCATTGTACTGGTGTTGATCAACCCTCTTCAAGAATACACTGAAGGTTGTACCATAACCACAATTGTGACAACGATAGAAGTAATCATTGTCCCTCATGAAGATGTAACCACGTGCAATGGATGACTTCTTTTGGCTGTCGCCACAGAAAGGGCAACGGAAATTGAACAAATCTTGATTCTTCTGCTTGAAGCGATCAAGTCTGCTGCTCACCATCAATAGATGTTTTCTGTCAATCCACGCACTCATGAACCAATTGTAGCCTTAATTTCTAAAATTGCTACTTGTTCTTCTTTTTCTTTTTGTTGAGATCTTCGATCTTCTTGTTGGTCTCATTGATCCAATCTTGAAGGGAAGTTAGAGTGTTCTCATTCTTCTTTGCACCGGTGTAGTTGAGGATTGCAGTGACCAATGCGTCATTGGCTTTTGCTGTTCCATCTGGTTGAGTTGGAACTTCTTGAAGCTTCTCTGCTGGAAGCATCAATTTTTCAGGTGGGTCTAATGGCTGGAATTCTGGTATCATTATTGTTTTGCAGCCGGCCATTAGACCCAAACCGATTACAATGAGACTACTTTTGATAACATTCAGCGACACTTCTGTCTCCTACGAAATTGTTATGTATGCAGACCCATTGCTTGGATAGGATAACGTTCTCATCAGTCTTTGCTGCGCCTTCTTGGGCGTCTTTTGACTGATCGTCTATGACAGCATCGCGATCTCGCCATTTTATGACAATGCGCTCTTTGATGTTGCCCTTTTCTTTTTCTAATTCAGCTTCTGTCTTTGAAAGCTTGACTTGGTATTCAGCTAAAACTAGCTTTGAATGCATTCTACCTTGAACGTTACCATAAATGAATGCACCAATTATCAACACTAAAAACGAAATACCAATGATAAGCCATTTCTTGCCTGTCATTGGTAGTGTTGCTAGACTCGCGAGGCTCATGATATAGTTCTCAGTTATTCTCTATCGTTTGTGACTTGAGGCTCGGTGTCAAGCTTGATCCTGACAGCAGCCGCACCGGCAGCTACGATAGCAGCAAAACCGGCAGAGAACTGGAAGTAATCGAATTTCCCATTCTTGTAGGTGTCATAGATTGACAATGTGAAGAAGATGGCACAGGCAATGAAGGTCATCAATCTAGCAAAATCAACGGACTCACCATCTCTTTCTGTGATAGAATGGGTGAAAAGGTCGGTGAACTTCATTGTAACTCCTGAATGATGGAATATTTAGGAGTTCATGGGTCTCAGACTGGGTGGTGTGCAATCGGTTCGCCATCAAATTCGGACACGGAGTTTGCCCTGTTGATGGAATATGCACGGTTCTTCCAACCATTGAGGAAGACTTTCTGGGAAGGCTTGGCTGCAACGATGGCATTGTAGAAGGCCATTGCTTCGTTACTGTATGCTGCCAACAGACGACCCTCATCATCAGCCTCTACTGCGTTCAGAGTTGCGAATGATGCTGGACCCAATAGACCGTCAACGGTCAACTTCAAACCGAATGCGCTGTTCATCGCCTGCTGTAGAAGCTTGTGTGCTCTTGGTGCACCCATGTTGATTGAGAAGTCAAAGGTCTTGGTTGCCAAGGTTTGATCCTTGATGGCACCATAACCATACTTGTCCCACCAGAACTTCTTGTAGACACCCTTGGCATCATCCAATGTCATGTTCTTGATATCTTCAATATCAACATCACCATCACCATCGAAGTCACCATCAAATGGGTGTTCCTTCAAGAACCTCAAACTTACACCGAAGTTGGTTGCTCCGCCGGCATCATTTGGGTTGTTGACCCAACCACCTTCGTGCTTGAGAACTAGTTTGATTGCTGGTTCGAACTTTGCCATTACTTTCCCTGCCTCTTCAATAGCTTCTTAAGCTTTTTCTTGTAGCTGCCACCCAACAATGGGTCAAAGCCTGCTACTGGGCCAGTTGCTGCAGCTGCTCCGGTGAATCCACCTGAGCCAACGCAATTTACTGGAGCATCTTCCTTCAAATCTTTCTTAGACATTCGATTACACCCTTATCCAATTTGATGTCATTTGTGATGACGGTTTTGCCATTGATACCTTCAACGGTGGTTGGCAAATAGTTGAGCATAATCAAGATGGGCTTCAAGACTTCCAACTCACGCTTCTTGAGTTTCAAGAACAATATTCGAGTCGCAGCCACTACACCAAAGACGTTGTAAAATATGATGATATGATTGACCAACAGCCTATCTTTGAATTCCCCAGTCATCAAGTATTTGGTTATCAACCTCTTGATGTGTTGGATCTTCTTGATATCTTCTTCAAATTCGGCTGTAATAGCACCAGGCTTCTCATAAGCCTTGCTCGCATACAGTTCAAAGTTTTCATCATTTAAGTCTTCAATCATAATGTAGAATCAATATTCGTTGGTATTGCCACCTGTCAAATCAACCTTACGGTTCTTTCTTCTTCTGGAGATAACCATGAATGGGTCATCTTCTGAATCTTCACTTGAATCCAAGTAATCTAGTTCTTCTTCATTCAAGATGGTGACGAACAAATCAATGCCAGAAATATCATTGGCATCAAAGTAGATGTACAGGTATTCATCAAACTTCTCTTGGCCTTCCGCTTCCTGGACCCCATAGATCATTTCATCTTCTAGGTCAAGTGATAGAGGGAAGGAAATTCCAAAATTGCCCAGACTCTTGGATATTTCAATCATTGCTTCAGGTGCTGAAGCGTAGACTTGATCACTTAGACGATCAAGTTCTTCATTGATGTGTTCCTTTTCTTCTGGTGTCATTTTTCGTTGTCCTGCTGATCGTTTATTTAGGCTGGGAAGGCTGGATTATGGATTCCCAACTTTTTCAATTGCGCAATTGTGTCTGCTGCAGTTTTATGCTGAATTGCTGTGCCCCTGTTCCTGTGGAACTCTATCACATTGCTCATCGTATCATCAATTAGGATGTTAGATATGACCTTCTTACCAACAACCTTTGTCGCATAATTCTGTTTATGGCTTCTCAAAACCGCATGAAAATGTTCTCTTGGGATGTCTGGTAAATAGGTTTTGATCCAAGCCCACTTACCCTCTTCAGCAAACCTTCTTCTTTCCTCAGTTGGAATTTCGACGTGGGTTGGCCCAGTGCCTGAAGGAACAGCTGTTAGAATATGTGGATGAAATGGCCTGACGTAGTTGTACAGTGCCAAGAAATCTCTCATTGGAGGAAGTCCAAGCCAAAACTGCTTTCCAGAGTCAAAGGCAGCTTTGTTTCTTTGCTTCTTCTCAGCCTCAGTCTTGAATGAGTCCCACGGACGATGGAGAAACTTGGTAGTTCCAGCTTCAAAGTCCGCCAATACTCCATCCATATCAAGGTAGATTGTAGGATGTTCATCATGATGTAAATCAACGTGCATTATGAACGCCTGACTTTATCCCTTAGACCCCTCAACACTCTCAAATTAGGATTGATGGTGATCTTTTCCTTCTTTGCTGTGCCAAGTTCCTTGCCTTTTTCCTTTTTACCGGAAACGACATCTTCCCTTAGTTGCTTGAACTTCTTCATTTAGCCCCCAAAGTCATCATCAGGAGACTTTGAAGCCAATGAACTTCTCAATGCACCAAGAGACTTGCCTTCAGTCTTGAGTCCAAACAACTGAGCACCGGTGGCAATAGCTGTATCCAACTCAGTACCATCTGGCTTGGTGGCCTTAGAAGGCTTCTTCTCAGTTTCTTCCTTCTTCAATGGCTTTGGAGCAGGCTTGGTGTCACGCTTTGCCTGATAATCAAAGAAGTTGTGGGCACCAAGATTAACGTTCTTCTTTTCCCTTTCCTTCTTGACAACAGCGGCATGTGATGATAGATGCTTGTGGGCATCAAACTCATTCCTTGCACCCTCAACAAAGTTCTTGACGAACACGCTTGCTTCAGACTCTTCAAGGGTCTTTGATACAAAGCTTTCAAGTACAAGAAGCGCATCTGATAGGTACAACTCAAAGTCGCCTCTCTGAGCTTCAGTCAACTCATTGACATCAGCGCTGTTGTTGAACAACAAGAAGCCTTCAAAGATTCTAGCGAAGAAATCAACATTCTTGATGGATGCCTGATACTTCTCAACTCTGCGACTTTCAGTGATAGTTCTTTCACCAGCTGCAATCCTTGCGTCATTGCGCAACTTGGATTCATCGTCTGTAGTCCAGACAAATGCTGCAGCAGTTTGGTATCCAATGGATTCCAAAACCGTCTTGGCGATTGAAATGTCTTCCAAGTTCTCAGCAGAAGCATTGATTAGAATTGGAGCACCAGCTTCAACAGTTAGCTCTCCACCCTTGATAGCATTCATGATATTGGCTATGTTGATCTCATGAAGATTGTTGAACTTCTCTAGTAGAGGAGTGATCAATACATTCTTGCCTGATCCAACGTTACCGAACACGAACATTGCTTTGTAGTTTTCTAGTTTCATACCTTTCTTCACCATGTTGAACAATTCTTTCGCATGTTCCTTAGAACCTGCGCCCTTTTGAAAATTCTTGAAGTCGCCTTTCTTGACATATTCTCTTAGCTTAGTGCCTGATGCGCCAGCAACTCCCTTGGCTTTATCATCACGCTCACCAGCACTCTTGACCTCAATATGGTCAAACTTGTACTCTTTTCCATTGTACTTGTGTAGTAGGTTTGACATTTCCTGTTGACGATCGCTGCCAACAAAGAAGGTTGCCTTCTTGTAACCCTTGCTGTGGAGATGCTTAGCTGCATCAATGATGTTCCTGACATCATCGTGGCCATGAATATTTGTTCCAGGGAACATCTTATTCATGATGGAAACTTTATCTTTGTGGTGCAAAGGATTCTTCTTTGCATCTTGTGTTGGAGAAGCATAGATCAAATGATCAGCGGCATGCTTCTCAGCATGAGCTTTGATGGTATCGAGGAGGTGCTTGTGACCAACAGATGGCGGATTGAACCTGCCGAATGTGGTTACTACGTGGTCACTGGTTTTTGGCTTTTCGTCTGTCATCTTTGCACTGTGAAAGTATGGTATATCAGTTATTTAGCTGGCTTTGGCGCATACTTGGTGTTTGAGAAGTTGGCCTTGCTGAACTCAGCACGATCAACAAACTTCGCTGGGAATCCATTGTGTGTCACAACAAATCCTTCACCCTTTGACTCATTTCCATTGATGCTAGTTTCGTATGGAGAATCCTTGGAGAAATGATCCACCAACGCATTCTTGGCAGCTGTCAGATGGCCATGGACCTTCAACAACTTGTCATATGATTCATGGTTGTCATCAATGTGGGCCATGTGTTGCAATAGCTGCTCATGCTTCTTCAACTTACCCTTGTCTGACTTCAGACCTTCGGCTTCTTTCTTGAAGGACTTGATGACAGACTGTCTGAATCCGGCCACAGAAGGCTTCTCTTCATTCTTGACAGTCTGGTTGATGTACTTCTCAAGATGAGGTCTGTGGGTAGAAACCACATCGTGGTCATGATCAGTCATGACAGTTTCTTCAGCAGCCTTTAGATTCTTGGCGACCTTGTTTGAGGTGGTCTTATCAATGAGCTTGGTTGCCTGATGTTCATGTGGAACAATGTGTACATCTGGGTGTTGCTTGAAGTTCTTCTTATCAACATCAAATCCAGCATGCATCTTTTCAATGCTTGGGCCATGATACTTGGTATGAACCGCGATACCAAACTGAGCCTTCTCAACCTTCTTGCCTTCTGGAGAATCCTTCTTCACGCTGTACATCAAAGTGTTTGGTGTGAAGTTATGGTGAGAACCAGTCGTGGTAACATCATCCTTACCATACATCATATCACCTTGATAGACACCTTTCTTTGGAGCAACCTTTGGTAGATGATCTAATGCTTGGTGAAGCTTGGCAGCGAGACCAGGTGCATCTTTGTGGTTCTTGTCAATGTCTTCGTGAGAATAGTTGATCTTTGGATCTGCGTTGAAAACGCTCTTGGATCCAACAAAGAACTTACCAGTTGATGGGTGGCGACCGAATACAATGCTTGGAGCACCGTCTAGCTTGGTCGTGACCTTGGTGTTTGAAGGAACACCCTTGGCTGTATCATGTGCATCTGATAGAGCAGCCTTTGCCTTCTCCATACCATCTTTGCCATAGAAGGCCAAGTCCTCAACGTGAGTCAAGTGCTTGAGATGCTTGAATTGGGCAAGCTCTTCGTTCAGAAATTCTCTAAATGATGTCACGATTAAACTCCAAAGGATCGTGATATATTTAGATCAGGCTATCCCAAAGCTTTTCACCAGTGTATTCTGGCCTGAACCCAAGGTCTCTCAGCTTGTCGCAGTTCATGGCAAAGGACTTGATCTGGACCTTCTTGTGGAATTCAGGTGTTGGTTTGAAGGTGATCTCACTCTGCGAACCAAGCTTGTCCTTCAAGTAATACATCAGGTCTTTGAAATAGAATGTGGTGTTGTTTCTGTAAGGGATGCCATTGCCGATATTGTATATCGTGTTCAAGTCACCATTGGCTCTCACCAACTCAATAGCTCTGACGGCATCCTTCACGTGGATGTAATCCCTAAAGAACATTCCATCATCATAGATCTCAACATGCTCATTCTTCTTGAGCTTCTCAACAAGATGATGTAGTGCATTCTTTTGAGCAGAAGCCTTTGGATCAACTCCACCAATCACATTACCAAGCCTTACAATCTGATACTTGAGGTTGTGTGTTTCACAATAGGAAGCAAGCAACTGTTCAGAAGTATACTTGGTGATGCTGTAGAAACCCTTTGGATTGCATTGGATGTTTTCTTTTGCATTGATTGAATCAGTGTAGTCAGTTAGCTTGCCATAGACAAACCAGCTGGATACTTGGGTGAAGACACCATCAGTGATGTCCTCATCCTTGACAAATTCCTTCCAAGCCTCAAGCAACTGTATAAGAAGTGTCAGGTTAGTTGACACATCCAAATATGGTTTGTCAAACACATTGTAGTTGTGTACTGTGCTGATGAAGTTCAGAACACTTGGGGTTGCTACAGAGTAATCAAACCTCTCATTGAAGTTGGTGACACCCTGAACATTCAGTGCTTCCCTGAATCTACGGTATTCACTACCAACATAACCACTGCTACCAAATACAGTTAGATTCTTCATAGAACTATGCAAGGTTCCGCTTCAAGGAAGTTCCTCAACGTTTCTTCAATGTAATCCATCTGGGCCTTTCCATAGTGTGGTGGGCAACCCAAGAAGAACACATTGCTGAGTGCCTTGTTGCTGTTTGGATAGTTGTTGGCATCATCCAAGTGCTTGTATCCTGGGTGCTTCAATAGATTACCAGCAAAATATGATCTGGTTTGGATCTTATGCTTCTCCAAGTAGTTCACAAGCTGTGCCCTGAAATCATTGTTTTGGCAATAGAATGGGACACCAAACCAGCAAGGATCGCCAATATCAAGTGGCTCAATCACTCTTAGGATGCGCTTGCTGAAGTAACTGCTGAATATGCTGGCAATGAGTTTGTAGTTCTCTCTGCGCAGCCTCTCAATGGTGTCAATCTTGCGCATCTGGGCCAAACCAATGGCTCCCTGCATATCAATTGGCTTCAAGTTGTAACCCATGTTGGTGAACACATACTTGTGGTCAATAACCTGACCATCACCCAACCAATCACTGAATCTGTTTCCACAGGTGCCGCAAGGTAGCAAGTTGGCCTTACCAACGCAACGGCAATCCCTTCCCCACCAACTGAAGCTTCTCACTAGATTGTTGAGATCATCATTGTTGGAGCAAACCATTCCACCCTCAATGGTAGTAATGTGGTGGGCTGGATAGAAGCTTGTTGTCCAAGCATAATAGTAGTCAGTCAAATAGCGACCATCCCACTTTGATCCAAGGCTATCACAGTTGTCACCAATCAATCGCATCTCAGTAAAACCAGAGTCACCATTATCAGTGCACTTCTTCATTCTCCTGTGATTTTCTTTCACGACCATATCAACAAGCTTATACATGTCAGGTGGGTTACCCAACACTGGACTGACGAATATAGCCACGGTTCTGTCATTGATCTTGGCTGCAACCTGATCCAAGTCAAAGTTCAATGTGTTGAGCTCAATGTCAGCAAACACTGGCTTCAAGTTGTTCTGGACAATTGGAGCAATGGTTGTTGGGAATCCAACTGGTGATACGATGATTTCATCGCCATCCTTCCAATCTAGATGCTTCTTCAGCGCTGTGACCAGGATTAGGTTGGCTGAGGAGCCAGAGTTAACCATGTGTGCATATTTGACACCAAAATGCTTAGCAAACACATTCTGGAACCTGAATACATATTCACCGGTGGTTGCCCAGCTTCCGGTTAGGAAAGCTTCAAGCCCCATCTTGATCTCATCTTCATCCCAAAATGGACCACTGTAGAGCAGCTGGCTCTTACCTGGTTCAAAGTCCTTTTGGTTGTACAGATACTTTGGATTGGCCACCTTGGATAGTTGGTCAATTAGCTCTTTCACATCGCTCATAATATAGTAGTCCTCAATTGTTCCAATATTCTATTACTGGATTCTGTTATTTCTTCATCTTGAATGAAATATTCTTGTCATTTGGCTTCTTAGGCTTGGCTTGGCCCTTGAACTCATATTCACCAACATCCATTTCCTTCTCAGAGAAGTCAATTCTGCCAGCACTCATACTTATGTTGGAATAGACCTGTGTTGCGCCAGTAGATCTAGCAGCATCTTGAAGCACCTTCAAGAATTCTGGTCTCTTGTTCATCTCATCAGCAATGTGATACTGGAGTGGACTCAACAACAATCCAGCATATCCAACAACTGGTGGACGCTCAATAACTTCCTTGATAGAATTCTGGATTGCCTTGGAACCTTCATGTGGCTTACCAATGCTTCTACCAATCAACTTGAAGAATGGAGCAATAGCCTTTTCAATGGCTTCAGCCGTCTTTTGTGGGTTTGCACCCTTGAAGGTCTTGAGCTTCTCATCTATCTTCTTAACAGTTGGTGCACTGGTTCCAAGGAACTTGGCAATCCACTTATATCCAGGTGTGTTCATCCTCTTTGCCATTTGGAAGTTGTTCTCAATAACTCCACCTGGTCTGAATAGGGACAACAATGTTTCTCTAGCATCCTCAGTCTTGCTATCAGAATACTTCAGTGACTTGACCTTTTCTTCAATAGCCTTCAAAGATGGGGCAGCACCACCACCCTTCTTTGCCTTGACTGAAACAGCTTGCTCTCTTCCATCCTTGAATATGGCATAGAAGTCCACAAGCTTCTCACTTGGACCAGCAAACCTGATTGCCTTGACTTCTGGGTGAGTTGACATGAACCAATATGCTGAGCAAACCTCACCAAAGTCCTTGGTGATAGCATCAACGTCTGACTTCAATAGGTCATCTGGCTTGTAGGTTAGCTTTCCACCTTGCCCAGAAGCTTCCAACAACTCTTGTAAGAAAGTCTTTAGTGGTGGTTCCTTACCTCTTGCCTTCCCCAATGAATCAGTTACAACCTTAACAAAATCCTGCTTGGAGATAGTCTTGTTATCCAATCCAAGTGCAGCTGGATTGAAGTCTCCACCTGAAACCAATCCACCAATCTTAGCAGCATGAACGACATAGAACTGGCTACCCTTTGGAGCAACACCAGCAATTTCCTCATTTAGAGTGAATGCATATGTTGGGTATTTGCCAGAGATATTGACAGGGACTCTTTCATAGTCGATGTCAACAATTGGCTCTAGTGCTTTCTTGAGTTTCTCAATATCACCACTGAACTTCAATCTGATGTTAAGTGGCTTCTTACTCTGCTTGACCACGGCGACGGAACCATCGCCCTTGGTGTCCAAGGCTTTCTCCAAAAACTTTATCGCTCCGTGTTGCACGTTTAATGGAGTTGATATCATGATATGATCACACCTTTATATCTTTCAGCCTTGGCTTTCCTCCATTATTTAGAGCCGATGGCTTTCCGACTGGCCTATTCTGTGTGAAGTCCTGACCATTGCCAGAGATTGGTCTTTGGTCCTTTTCTTGGATGTCATAAAGCTTCATCTTGGCCTTATCAACACCAACGGTGAATTTCTTGTTCTTGTTGACATCACCATAACGACTCTTGACCTGCTTGATCATCATTTGATCAACGGCAGTCAACTCATCAGTTGCAATGAGTGTGACCATCCAGTCAGCTGTTGCTGGCAACCCAAAGCTTTCAGCAACGTCAGTCATATCTGGATCAGAGTCACCAAATCCAGTTCTGGTAAGCTGTGTTGCGGTAATAACAGGCACATTGAACTCAACAGCAAAGCCTCTCAATTCTTCAGCAATTGCCTTGATGTAGCTGTAGCTGTTGACATTGGAACCTTGCTTGATTCTTGAGGAAGTACAGATGTTGATGTAGTCAACGATGACCACATCAGGCACAAACTTCTTCTTCAACCTCAACTCACCCATCAAAGCCTTGAAGTGTAGAACTGAGGCTGATGCAGTTGGATATTCCTTGACAATCAACTTACCCTTGATTGTGTTGCGCATTTTCTCAACTCTGCGCATGAAGCTTTCTTTTGGAATGTCCCTGATGGTGTCAATATCAACACCCATCAAGTTGGCATCAATGCGCTCACTGATGCTTTCCTGAGACATTTCAAGAGTGATGTACAATACATTGAGGTGCTGGGCCAAGTATGACGCAGCAAAATGACACATGGTCAATGACTTGCCGACATTGACACCACCGACAATAACATTGAGTGTTTTCTTTGGCAGACCACCTTTGGTGATCTTATTCATCATGTCCAAATCAAATGGAACACGTTGCAGAACCTGATGATAGAACTCATACCTCTGTTCAGCATTATCAAGGTAGTCGTGTCCAATGTTCTGATCAAACGAGACAGCCAGAGCAGTGCTCAGAAGCTCCGGAATCGATCCGGTTGTACGTTCCTTGTCTTGTCCACCAATGATGTTAATAGACTGGTGAATTGCGATGTGCAAGGCTCGTTCCTGACACCATCTTTCACTCTCTTCATACAACCAAGCAAGATCATCTGGAGCAGTTTCCAGATTCAAGGCATCAATCAGTTCTGAGATGTCCTTGTACTCATCTTCAGTGATGTGATCTTTGTTGTTGAAGATAACATGGAGAATTTCCTTGGTAGGAGAGCTCTTGTACTTGTGAACATAGGCTTCTAGAACCTTGAATATCTGTCTTTCTGGCTTGCCTTCAAAATACTCACTCTTCAGGAACGGGATGACCTTTGCCACGAACTGATCGTTCTGCAATAGATTCTTCAGGATAATCTGTTCTGTCTTCATATTCCTCGCCCGGTTTTAATCCCATTTGATATGGTCCATCCCCATTATGGATATTCCACATCACCACCATCATGATTTTCTCAATGACTTTGTGGTATGATTTTGTTGTGTATATTGATTTCTTACCTGGTGGTAATCTTAGAATCTTAGAACTAAATCTTAGACCACCGGTGACATCTACATCCACAAACTGAAACACGATACCCTTCCATTTTCCCCTGAGGATCTCAAATGGTAAAGCATCCATTGAATTTGGGTAGTGTAAATCAGGACGGGCCACGAAATAGTGACCCTCCCTATGCCTCCAAAGGAAGTAGCGCAGCAGAAGTTGTTTAATCTTCTGCATTCAGCTGTACAGTTGAACCGTAGTTGAAGACACTCTTTGCGGCTTCCTCAATCTGATCCAGAACTTCCTTGGTGAAATACTTCTCAGGATTCTTGTAGATCACGCTTTCAAAGGCAGTAGCACCACCTGGGAACTGATACTTGGTTGAAACCTTCTTGATCACTCCAGCTGCTTCAGCAATTGGTAGCAATCCATAGTATCTGTTGAGTCCCTTCTCATAATCAAGTAGAGTTACAACTGACTGCTTCTCCTTGGTGAAGCGTGACTTGTCAGTGAACACCTTGATCAATGCACCAGTCACTTCATTGGTTGTAGCATCCTTCTTCTTTGACTTGGAGAGGAACAGGATGATTGAAGCAGCATACTTCAATCCACCACCACCTGACATTTCCTTGGTTGGCATGTATGCACCAATGACATCATAAGTGTGGTTGGTGACCAGCATTGGGATGCGAGCCTTGTTCAACTTCAGTGCCAATACTCTGAATGCACCACGGATCAACTGTGATCTTGTCATATCACGAGTGTCCTTGCCTTCAGCAATATCACTAACTTCCTTGTTAGTAGAAGTGTTGCCCAATGAATCCAACACGAAAATCATTGGCTGACGTTCACCAACTGGCTTGGCCAAATACTCATCAACAATCTTGATGGCCTTGGTTCTGAAGTCCTGAATGGTAACGATTGGTGCCAAGTAGAAACGCTCAACATCAATGCCACGCTTGACCAAAAGTTCCTTGGTCTGTTCACTTTCATCAAGTGCACCTTCAGACTCAAAGTAGACGCAACCAGCATCTGGGTTTTCATCAAGGAAGTTCTTGACAACGGCCAAAGCATAGAAAGACTTACCAGTGCTTTCCTCACCAGCCAAAGCCACAACCTTGGTAGTTGGAAAACCACCGTAGATTGAGCCAGAAACTAGAGCATTGAGTGCATAGCTTCCTGTATCGACGAATGAGACTGTACCATCCTCATCCTCAATATCACTCACAACCTTTGCGTCGCTGTCCTTCAAAAGAGTCTTGAAAAAATCATTAGTCTTGGCCATTGCTTATTCTCCGCTGTAAAATCCGTTAAATGGTGATTCAATTACTTCTGGTGGCAATGTTTGATTTTCTCTAATAGCCATCAAACACTTACCCAACATGTTGGTTCCACCCTTTCTCACGTCAACACCCCAGAAGGTGTCACCCCAATTGTTTCCCTCTATCAGAACCAACCCATCAGTTGAATCCAACTTCTTTCTTAGGTTCTCATAGCGGAACTTCTTCTGAAGGAGGGTGAACATGACCCAAACCTTCACCTTGGCCCACTCCTTGTTATTTGGGATTAGTTCCTTGGCCAGTCTTTTGGCTTTACCAGGTGATTCAGTATTTGCTATGACTGTTCTGATAGCCACATCATCAGTCTTGGCTGATTGATAGGCATGCTCAACTGATGGATAGATAATTCCATCCATCTCAATCTTCACAGGCCAGAAATTGCTCAACCAACGGTGTTCACCGTCAAATGAGACAACGTTGTTATTCACTCTGCATAATGTCATGAGAAGAAATCATCCAATGAGTTTGTTGGTTCAAGCTTCCATCCAATGGCCTTGCTGATAATCTGGAAAGGCTCAATGAAGGTCTTTTCGAACTGGAGCTCCCTATCAATGAAACGTTCAGCATCAAATTCCTTCGGAATCTTGTCATGGAATGCCAAGCAATTTGAGTTGAATGGATTCTTTGACTTCAAATAGACAAACTTGATCTTGTCCTTTTCCCTGATTGGCTCAATCTTCTTATCAAGATTGTGGCTCTGGAGCAAGTGATTGTATAGCAATGCACCCTTGACGTGGATTGGTGTACCCAAGATATAGATGTTCCTATTATCCTTGTATTTTTCCAAATCGCTAATTCCTCTTGGGAAAGCAATGTCAGCAACCGCAGCTGCTGCAAACTCTGCCCTGGATTTGTTAACGAATTCCATGACTTGCTCTTCAGAACCAGTCAAGCAAATCTTGATGGCCTTCTTCATCATTGCCTTACAGAGCTTTGGGGTTGATGACTTGATTGCTTCCAAACCAGTGATCTTCACCTCTGGTTCAGCATACACAACACCTTCATTGTCATACACGCTCAGGATGTAACGCTTCTTTGCGGTCAAGATAACCTGATCACAAATCTTTTCACGCTTCATGATCATCTTCTGTTCATACGCACTGACATAGTCAGCCAATTCCTGGAAGCTGTTATCAATGAATGGCTGCAACTTCTCAACACAAACCTTGTTCAAGAAATCAACAACTTTCTTTGGATCATTGGTTCCAGGCATTGCCTTATTGACCAATGGTTCAAGATTGATAAAGATGGAGTCAGTATCAGACATGAGGACAAAGTCAAACTCTTCCTCTTCTTTCAGAATCTTGTTCAAATACTTGTTGATGGCCTTTTGAATCCACCTGATTGACAACTGACCAGCCATTGTGATAGCCTCAGCAACTCGTGGGTCATAGTATCTGAACCCAGGATTACCACTCGCACCGTACCAACTGTTCAAGCTCACCTTGATTGCTGACTGCTTTGTATCAAACTCTACTGATTCCTGAAGCTTCTGAGCTTTCTCTTCACCAGTGAATGACTCAGCCTCACGCTTCAACTTCAAGGCATGATCCTTAGTTTTCTTG